AAATAATACCTCATCATTATACTATCCCAGTGGTCAGGTGACCGACCTATATTCGCTTTGATTATATCCTTTGAAATTATACCTAGCCTTGTATCTTTGTCAATCTCTTTTTGTTTGACTTGCTCCATTTCCTCACTTACTAAATCTCGAATGGTCCCGTTAGAATTCAATTCACCACATTCTCTACTCTGTATTTTTTTAGCCATCAAAATAGAACATTGACTTTTTAGATTTTCGTAATTTTCACCATTCAAAGCACGACTATTATTTACAAACCCCTCACATTTAAGCATATCAACCAAACCGCCACCAACTCCATCTTCATCTGCTACAGTATAACTATTCGATATTGAATATTTAGCTTGCAATCTTCTTGCTTCATCCTTTGCCTCTGTAATAGTGTTCTTGTCAAACGAAACAACATCAATACAAACCCATTCATTCCATACTCTGAATACTGTGCTATCCTTACCTTTCCTAGCTACGTCAATAGTTAAATAATGCTTACCATTTGATTGTAAATGTACTGGATTGAAGTAGTCTATAATAGCATCCATTTCAATCAATGTACTAGGGTCGTCGTCGTATTCCCAGTTACCATAATACAACCTTTCTTTTGAATTGTTATCTAATTGCAATAGTGATTTTAAGTAACTAGGGTGTAAATGTGGATTATCTTGAGGTAGTGCTTGTATAAATTTTCGGTATGGTTTAATAGTTCCGTTCTTTGATGGTTGGTAAAACTCTTTGTAAGTCCAATTTTTAGCAGGATTAAGAGTACCTAGCATCTTTGGTAATAGATTATGTTCATTTAGTTTATATCGTATCCTAGACTTTACTATTTGCCATGCTTTATAAACTAATTGGTTGCACTCATCTATAAAAGCTCCTGTTATTTCCAAAGAACCTAGACTATCATAATTTGGATCACTTGGATATAAGAATAAATCCTTTAATATTATTTCACTTCCATTGGACCAATAGATAACATTTGATTGAGCATTGTAATTGAACTCATTACCTATGTCTAATTTACCAGCTAGTTCAAAGAATGTGTTTAAAGTCGTTTCTTTTAAAGTCTTTAATTTTGACCTACCCATTAACCATCTTGTCCCTGGATAGTTTTGACACATTGAAATTAACCATAAACATCCAAAAGCTGACTTTCCTCCTCCTGCCGCTCCACCATAAAGTACCTCTTCAGTAGTTTTATCGTTTAAATAATAAGTAGCGTGTTCTTGCTTAATTAGTAGTTTCATTTGGATTTATTCCACTGCCTAAATTAATTACATTTTGTATTTTTTCACCCATAGAAGTAATATCGGTTTGTTGTTTTGGTTTACCATACATATATTCAAAGAACATTTTAATAGCCCAATCCTTACCTAATTCGATTGCTTCTGATAATTTCATTAAGGCAGTTTCTTCAAATGGGGATAGTTTCTCTATTAGCTTTTGTTCTTCAGCTTTAGATGGTCTACCTCCATTATTCCCTAATACTCCTTTATTATTCTTTCTAGCATCCATAAAATCAGTTTAAATCAGTTAACTGAATTTGTAAATATACAACAATCCCCCGAATAATAATAGACGAGGGATTGAATGATTTATACTTTGTTAATTTTCCATGCTTGAACCGTTGTAAAAAACACTCCTGGTTCTTTCTTTGATTCGTTAGATTTTAGGTTATAATCTACTTCAACTACATCCCCTACTTGATTGTATTTAAGAACGTTATCTACTTTCTCTTGACCAAACACTTCAAAGTTACAACTTTGTGGGTACTCTTGTTTGTCCTCTTGAACATGTACCATTACTTTTTTGTAGTTTCCTACTTCAATTACACTACCTATGTGTGTAATAATCCCGTTTAATTTATTCATAACTGATTTTAATTTGATTGCAAATGTAGTCTTTTTTCTTTGATTTTTTAGCTTCTTTCAAAACTAATTCGTCGCTAACTGGATTGTAAACGTATTCTTTTCCGTTTATGATACAAGCCCCGTAATGTCTAACTATGGATAGTTGTGAATGTGATATATTAGATAGTTTCATCTTTAATAAATGTTCCGTTTAAAGTTTGTCCTTTGCGGTCTTTTATTTCATTGTATGCACATTCTAAACACGTGTCTAAATCAAATCCTAGTTGTTCCGCTAGTATGATAAGAACAACCGATACATCACCTAGAGCATCTATAATTCCTGCTTTATTATCGTCTAACATTGCAACATATAACTCGTTACTTTCTTCTTGTAATTTTGCGTATTGCTTAAACCTATTCTCGTAGTGTAACAGATTCCTATCCGAAGCCCATTTTAATATTTGTTTTTTCATTATATTGTTTTTAATTTATTTTGGTATGCTTGATGTGCTTCTTCTTCAGTATTAAATCTACCTAAAAAAAGATATTTATTTTCAAATTTCAATCTAGATGTCCATTTATTTCTTGTTTTATCCCAACTAACTCCAATGTATTTAGAAGTATATGTTTTTTTTCTATTAGAACTATTTTCTCTAGTAGTTACTATTTGTAAATTTTCAACTCGATTATCTAATTTATCTCCGTTTATATGGTCTATTACTAATTTAAATCCACAAGGTGTATGGTTAAGAAAAGCCATTGCAACTAGCTGATGGATTTTATATGTTTTAGTTTTTTTATTCTTACATAATTTAAAAATCATATACCCGTGCCTTCCAATATGCTTAGATAATATCTTTTCTTTGGTTTTAGACGAGTATTTTCCACGTTCCTTTACATAAGACTTCGCTTTTAAATTACCGAGATTAGATATTGAATATCTATCTTCATATCCAATTACATCTTTCCAAATTTCATTCATGTTTTTTATACGTTTAATTAGCGTTTAAAAGAAACAAGGAAAACGTAAACGCTTCGTCTTTCAGTTAGCCAATTACCTCTAACCTATCCTTGTTTACAAATATACTAATTAATTTTCTTAATTTTAATATTTATTATTCCTTTATCTAATTCAGCTATCTTACTAAATGCTTTTTTGGATAAGTCTAGTGTTACTTTACGGAATGATCCTGTATCGGTAACTTTAACTATCACACTCTTTCCATTCTCTAAGTTAGTTACTTTTAACTTTGTTCCTAGCTTATGACTATTGGATGCGCAAGTAAGTTTGTTCTCGTTGTATATCTCACCGCTCTTTGTAACCTTACCATGAAACGATGAGTTATAATACGATGCTTTGAATGAGTAGCAGAATAAACACATGATTAATATTAGTTTCATTTTATTCTTATTTTATCAATTACTTTCCTGATGTTCTTCGTGATATAAACATACTGGTCCGACTCTTGCACGTTGATCTCACTTGTCAACGGCTCAACATTTGATTCGAGATACTGGATGAAGTTGTCTATTACATCGTAGTTAGCAGAAAGCGTGAAGTACATAACCGAATGACCTCACGCTTAACTAAATTAACCTAAATACTTATTTCCGTTTTCATCAACTTTGATTTTAACACCTGCAACAAAAGTCAATGCTTCTGCTACTGAATAAGTTAAATCAATGTTTCTTTGTTGAGTGGTTACTTGTACTACGCATCCAACAGGTGTTTCCATTGCTTTTGTACTTTTCATCCAACCTTGTTCTTCTGAAGATGCTTTGGCAAGTAATTGAAATAAATCCCCGTTACCAAATACTTTGATGTCAGAAATTTTAGCCTTTGCTTCGGCTACATTTGTGTTGTCTAAAGTTTTACCTTTCATATTTATATGGTTTTTACAAAGCCGACCAAGGCTATTAAATTACTGGTTAAAAAACGCCATCTGCTAACAGCAATTAACCACTACAAGCCGAACGTACATACTGCTTAGGCTTGCATCGGTTAGTTGCAAACCGTTATTCTCTCTAAAGATGTTACCCTCTGGCATATCTTCTAACTTCTCCAAAGCTACTTGCATTAAGCATAGCACTTGGAATGTATTATTTATTTGCTTATTCATATCTTTTTAAAATTAGTTTTAAAACATTCTACACTCATAACTATATCTAATCCTTTCAAAGGTTTAACTCGGATGAATCCATTGCCACGAAGTATTAACGTGACAATGGTGTTATCTCTCTTATCTAAGTATATTTTTGATTCTTGCATCGTAATCATTTAAAAACGTTCTTGCATTAATTACCTTCTCTTGCATTGCTTCAATCATTTCTTTGTCATATTCCAAGTCAAATGCAAAGAATCGTTGCTCAATTGGAAGGTGTGAGTAGAAGATGTCCTCGCCGTAATTAGCCTCAGCTGGGGTGTCTAACATTACATATACCAACTTCGCTTTCTTCAATCCTAATAGATGCATGTACACTTGCAGTTGTGCTTCATAGTCTTTATTAATTGGAGACGTTACAGCATCTAAAAACGTGGTGTAGTCCCATGAACACTTCGTGTCTATTACTAAGTCAGATGTATAACAGTCTGGAGTGCCTTGGAAATACTCATCGTTGAAATGTACTTGATTCTTTTCTAAGATACCTAATCCTAATCGTTCTGCTGTAATATCTATAGCATCCGCTTCACACATATTTCCCTTGTCGAAATATTTTGAACGTATTTCATCACGAACACCTGACTTTTGCTCTGCATACCACTTCTTTAAGTGGGTAGTCATTGTTGCACCTAACTTTAATTCGTCTTTGCCATTCGTTAAAAGCAACCCAGCTGCGGATGCTCTCATTCTAAAAATTTTGTTTTCCATAATTATAATCTTTTTAATTTGTTTTGATATGATAAATGAGCAGCAAGTTCGCAATTAAACACTCCTAATGAATATCTTTTATTATTTATTGTTATTCTACTTACCCATTTATTTTTTGCTTTACACCATGAAACTCCTTTATATTTACTTGAGTAATTATCTCTTTTTTTAAAAGCATTAAATCTTTGTGTAACTATCTGCAAATTTTCAAGTCTATTGTCTAGTGGATTATTATTTATATGGTCAATTACTAATTTGTGACCATCTATTTTATGATTTAAAAAAGAAATGGCTACTAACTGATGCACTGTAAATGTTTTTTTATTTGCATCTTTAGATAATACTACTTTAAAATAATCTTTTGTAAATGTCGCTTTTAATATATTACCAGTTCTAAACACTGAATTACCTCCTCTAGTAACAAATCTATTTAAACTCTTTACATTGCCTAAATTACTTACCTGATATAATCCTTCATAACTAGGGATGTCTTTCCAAATTTCATTCATGTTTTTTATACGTTTAATTAGCGTTTAAAAGAAACAAGGAAAACGTAAACGCTTCGTCTTTCAGTTAGCCAATTACCTCTAACCTATCCTTGTTTGCAAATATACAAATTATTTAGATAATAACAAGGCTTCGCATTCTTTTGATAAATTATATTTGCTACGAACTTGATCTAATGTATATCCTTTATTTGTAACGGCATCTTTTACTGCATTAAAGTTATCACTATCAATAATTAAATCAGGAAGTATTTTTATGCTGTCTACAACTATACCACCTGTAATCTTCCCCATCATTTTTATATTTGGATCAAATTTTAAATTAATCTTTAACCCTATCCAGTTGCCAATATTACGAGATTCTAATGGTGTTATTTTCTTTTCAATCATTAAGTTATTTGCTATTCTTTTTCTATTTGTAGAATTGCAAACCATTGGCATGACATCTTCCTCAAACTCTAGGAAGTAGCCATCCGTTCTATTTCCTGATACATCTACTCCACGACTAAAATAAGCGTCTTTAATTGTAACTATACAACTACCTTTCTCAGCAGTTATCATTTCTACATCTACACCGCTTATATGTGTATGCTTTCTGTGTTTCATGCAATCTATATTATGCTCTTTCATTGTCTTTGTTTTTAAGTATTATTTCTATTAAATCTGGCTCACTGAATTCCCACATTAATTGCTGAAGTAAATCCATTCCGAAACTAATTTGGTCTGGTTTCGTATTTACTTCGCGGTTAAGGATGTACCCTAACCGCTTTAAATTTTTCAAAGTCTTTTCTTGACTATCATTTAGACTTGCTACTATCTTCATCTTCTTTTATTTTATTTAAAACTCTATCAATCATAAAAACCTGTCCATTAGAGAAGTCATTGTCTCCGTATGTTTCTTGAAAGTTTACTATCGAATCTTTAACGGCTTTTAAATACGTTACTAATTCATCTTCTTTTACTAATTTACACTCTCCTGTAGCATAATTAGTCTTAAATTTTGCTTTTAAATAGGGACTTGGGTAACTCATAATTCAAATATTAAATTGTTTATATATGACAAATATAACTATTTTATTATAATACAATCATATTTCTATAATTATTTTTTGAAATTCTTTTAAGTCTCGAATAAGATAGTACTTGAATCCTTGCTTAACTAATTCACTTTCAACGTATTCTTGTAATTTAGATTGCTTTCCGATAGCTGTTTTAAATTCAACAAAAAATGTTTTACCATCCTTAAAAAACGTTGCGTCAGGGAATCCATTAACATTACATCGAATAACTTTTAGAACAAACCAGCCGTTTTTTTTAGCATGATTTATGCAACTTGCTTGTATCTTACTTTCTGAAGTCATTTTTAAATACGTTTAGTGTGTAGTTCTTTTTATTCATTACAGCTTTGTATATCTTATCTTCTATTCCATTCTTAGCAAAGAACCAATATACGTTATTCTCTAATCTATCCATGGTCGTTAACCTATCCCTACTTTGCCAGTAAGATACAGCACTAAAGTCTATATTGTAATATACCAATGAAGATGCACGACTTAAATTAACACCCTCGCGACCTGAAACTATTTGATAAGCTATTGACTTACTTGTTGTATTAAACTCATCTAGGTCCGTTGTTAGTGTATCACCAAATATGAATTCCAACGCATCTAATTCAGCTTTGAACTTATAGAATATAGCTATTTGTCTACTTTTAAACATTGTGTAAATACGGATAGCTTTAGAATAATCTAGTACAGCAGTATTCCCCGACTCAAACTTAATAGTCCCTGAATACAATTGATGTAATTTAGACATTAATTTAACCGATGTATCTCCAAGTATTACTTCTTGCTTACCTTGTACGATTAAATCTTTCTCTAGTCGCTTAATTAATGCGTATGTTGAATCTTTCATGTCAACGTATATTATCTTTTCATTGATTGTTGAACTGAATCCAGCTTCTTTTTGTGTGTACGTTATCATATAAGGTTTAATTACTGCTTCTATTAGTTCTTTCTTTGCGTCTTTATAGTCTTTAATCATTCCGTATCCTAAATGCTTTGTAGTTACGTTTACAAAAGTAGATGCCCACTTGTAAAATGATGGGTATTGATGGAATGGTGTATGCTTGCTAATCCAAAATTGATGGTATATCTGTGAATACGACTCAGGATGCGGTGTACCACTTAAGAATATAAGCGGTAAATGTGAGTATCGTTGTTTAAATTCTTTTGCACCTTTGCTTGGCTTTGGAAAACTTCCGTATTTATGATTTTCATCACTTATAACAACATCAAATTGACCAACTACCTTATGTATTGATTCTGTATTAATAACTGCTAAATCAAAAGAAAACGGCATACTAGCAAAATCTGACTCAATCGATGACATTGCTTTCTTTTTAGTAACGAATAAGACCGACTTAGCTCCGTACAACTCACATACATTTAAAGCAGTCAGAGTTTTACCTAAACGCACTTCCATCGCTAAGTACACTATCTTCTTATCTCGGAGTATTTCAACAGCTTTCTTTGATAGATCTAGTTGGTACTGCCTAAGCTCTTTCATATTTCTTAATTAAATAGTTTAAATGTCTTTTAACGTGTTCTAGTTTTTATTTTTTTTCTATGTTCTGCTCTATCTACAAATCTTAACGTAGTATTTTCATTGTGAAAATTAATAAAGTCATTCTTTATCTTCTCATTTGAAAATTTAGTAAGTGTTTTATCATAGATTACAAATTGATATAGTTCTTCAAATGTTCTGTTTTTCATGAACTCAAAAACTATTTGAACAAAATCTAAATTATGATGATCAACATCTACATTATAAATATCATAAAGTATTTTATTTGATATTTCGCATTGAGTTTCACCAGGAATAAACTTACTTTTAAATTCTTTGATAGTTGGAAAAATAGCATCTCTAAATGCTTTTGTTACTTCTGTTACTTTATTTATTGATTTTGTATAATTAACTGAAATAGTTTTTTCTCGTAAATCTTCATCAATAATATGTAAACAACTATTAGATTTTCCCCATTCTATAACTTCTCGTTTAATAAAACCAACACATCCGTTTTCAAACTTATCATCATAGTTTGGGTGTTCTTTAAAGAAATTAAGTAAGAATGCGAAATTATCACCTTCACTTAATATTTCATTTAATTCTAAGCTATCTTTTATTTGTTTAGCTATTTTTTTTTGTTGTGCGAAACTTATCATTGTTTTTCTTCTAATTGTTTAATTATTCTTTGTACATGGTTTCTAGTTACACCTAACATTTCAGCTACTTTTGTTCTATTGAATCCTGAATCTGATTTATAAATAGCTTCAATTTTCTCTAGGTTAGTTTCACCTTTCTTGGTAATGTTTTTAATTTCTTTTACCTCGTTGCTTTCAAACTTAACTTTTTTAGCATTTGATATAAAATAGTTGCTTAATTTTTCAGCTTTTAGTATTGAATCTTTAGAGACTTTGAACACATCTACTGATTCATTATAATAAGAATCCAAACAATTAATAAGTAAAGCAAATCTAGGAATGTACGATTTTTGTTTTGGGTACATTGATTTTAAATATTCATTTTCATTATCGTTATTTTGTTCCGAAGTAATCCTATTAAAAATACGTTTCCATTCAACTTTTGCTTCATCCGTAAATTTGCAGATGTTAGGGACTATTTCGCCGTCGTCGCTACGATTAATGTATCTTTTAAATGTTTCAAAGAATCTAATCATGTTTTCTTGATACCATTTAATTGTATTATATTCAAGTTCGTTATCGTTATATTCGTCTATATTAGCCTCTGGAAAAGATAAAAGCATCCTATCCATAAAACCGTTATCTTTATTTTCTTCTGTTGAAAAGGCATTAAATATACTTGGTTGAATACCACCTAATACGGAAACAAAAGGTTTTTCTACAAATGAACTTCTAGCTGTTTTTCTGTTCATAGATACAGATTTTCCACTCCAACAACTTAGCCAAAATTCAAGGTCAGAACCAGCTCTATATTTATTCATATCTTTTAACCAGCCTGCTAACTCATCTTTAAAAACACCTACTGAATTATCGCTCTCCTGGTGAAGTTCTACCAATGCTTCTAACGTAATGTCATTTGCTATGAATTGTGTTTTTTTTGGTTTTGAAACTTCTGGATATTCCTCTTTCTCTTTCTTAGTTAGTGATTGATAATGTTCGTATTTTTCGCTTTCTTGAATGAACCTTTTTATTTCTTTTGAGTTCATTTTCATTAAAGGAAAAATAATATTGTTAATTGATGGCGTTTTACCTAAGCCAGCTTTACCAATTACAGATATCCAAACAACACCATTTTCAGTCCATCCTCTTTTAACTTCAATCTCAAAAGAATTACCTACACATGTTGAAATCAACCATAGTAATGATACACCCATGAAGTCAACATTTGAATCTAGTTTAGTTGCACATTCATTAATATAAATTTGTATATCTTTTGGAAAAATTTCAACTGGGAAATCAACTTTCTCAATTACTATTTCTTCTTTTGGAAAATCTTGTTTTAAAGCGTCTATTTTCTTTTTTAATCTACTACCAAAACCTTGTTCATATAAATCTTTTGTAGCTTCTTTAAAATCTCCATTATGGTATTTAAATGAATATGCTACGAATGGAGATATTAGTTTCTCATTTGGATATATTGTACCTGTAGAAAATAAATAAAAGCAGTTTGAATCTTTAAAAATATATCCACTATGTGCAGAAGTTGCTCCATGTCTTTTGATTAATATATGTTTGCTTTTAACTCCTCTTGTTGGAATACTAAATTCATCACTAATTACATCCCAAATATCTGTTTTTTCGTTAAATTCATCCCAAGGTGTAATATCATTCTCATCATATTCTTTACGTTCTTTTTTTGGTAATGTAATAACTTCTTGTTGTGAATTATAAGATTTAGATATTTGCCATAACATTTCGCGATCATTATCCGAAATAAAATCTATTTCAAAATAAGACTTTTTAGCAAACTTTTTATCTGGATATACAAATACATAACCTCCAATTCCTCTTGATTCAATTACAGCCTCTTTATGACCTTGTAATGATGCTACTTTAATGTTACCTTGAACACGTTTAGACTTGTAAAGAATATGATACCCTCCACTCTTTGTTTGATAAACCGAAAATTTATCTTCAAAGTCTAATATATTATCCTTTAATGATTGATAATACTCACTCCAAAAATCATCCTTCTCTTGTTGGGTTGAAAATACCTTAGTATCTACGTCAATAACTTCAAGGAATTCAAACCCTGTTACAATACCTATGCCAGTAGTGGATGGATTTTTAAAATTTTTAATAAATGAATCATAAGAAAGTTTAACTGATTGTTGTTCTTTCCATGTTGTGTTAGGTATCTTATTTTCTCCAATCGTTATGACTGAAAAGAAATCTAAAAACCTTAATGCTTTGTTTTCTTCCATAGTTTATTAAATAAAAAAACCGAACTAAGTTCCAGGCATCCACTCCTTTCACTTAATTCGGTTTACGATTAAATCAGTATTGTCTTTTAGTGGATGACAGATTCTATACTATTGCAAATTTAATAAATTATTTAGTATTTACAATACAATTAATATTATTTTTTAAATCTGTCCCTTGTTCTTTAGTTAAATCGTATTCGTTTACACTGCATTTAATACCAATAATTTCTTTACTCATTAAAGATTGTAATACTTCTTTTTCTAATATGAAACCAAATGAATTACTATAACCTGAATGTCTTGAATAATCGCTAATATCTGACTTTTGTATATAAAATTTAACTACTGAATTATCTGATAATTTAAAATATACAAAATCTCCTTTTTGAACAGTTAATATTATTTCACTTTGTAATTGAATCCATAACGATATACCAAAAGATTCTCTTGATAATAAATAAGTTCCACCATTGAAATCTATATAATCCGTTTCAATTGTTTTTTTTCCAGTATAAGAATCTACTTCTACTTTTACTGATTTACATTCTTGAGCAAATGTTAAACCTAACGTCAAAACTGTTGCCACTGTTAATACTAATTTTTTCATGTTTTTTATTTTTAATTGATTGTTTTTAATTTATTTTGATATGCTATACTTGCTGATAATTCACAATTGAATGAACCTAAAGCAAATAATTTTCCGTTAATTCTTATATAAGACCTCCAATTATTATTTTTTTTATCCCAACTTACACCAGTGTATTTTGAAGTTGTATTAATTCTTTTTTTACCTTTTCTAATATTTTCACCATTAGTAATCACTTGTAAATTTTCAACTCTATTATCTAATTTATCATTATCAATGTGGTCTACTACCAAATTGTTACCATCTGGAATATGGTTTAAGAAAACCATAGCAACTAGTTGATGCACTCTAAATGTTTTTCTAAAGCCATTATTAGATAAATGAGTTACTAAATAACCTTGTTTTTCTAAAGTTGATTTTTTGATTTTTTCATTTCGATAGATTAAACTTTTAACTCTACCTAAAGAACTCACTTCATATAGTCCTTCATAATTCGGAATTGATTTCCATACTTCTTTTTCCATACTGTATCTATGTTAAAATGAAAAAGGTTTGTTGTGCGTTCGGGGATACAGCCCTACTAACACAACAAACCTTTCTAATAATTTCTTTATCGTTCATGGTTCTGTATCAACCTTAACGTTTACAAATATAAAAATTATTTTTTAATCTATAACACCTTTGTTAAAATATATCGTTATTTATATTCATTTTAAATAAAACTACGTAGTTTTACTAGTGTAACATTTTTTTTCGCGATGTTACACTAAATGCATCACTAATGTTACAGTAACTTTCTATGATTGGCGAGGCTTGTAGCGTTTTTAGTGTAACATGTTACAGTAAAACTGATTTTTTTTTAAATTTTTTTTTTATTTTTTTTATTTAGGTGATGCATCACTGTAACATCACACTAAATGTTACACCAAAAAAAACTCCAACCAGTTACGATTAGAGTTTAATTGTCAATACCAGTTTTATAAAATTGATATTCTTTGATTGTCGAGATATGCAAATATACTAAATTATTTCTTCTAATTTTTTGATTTGATATTCTTTTAGGTATAATAAAGAATTTTCAAAATACCCATAAAAACAATAATAATCTTCCATTTTAAACCCAGCGTATGTTATTATTTCACCTTTATATTTAAACTTTTTCATATTCATAATCTAACCATATATCAAAACTACTTTTAAAATCACAATAAGGGCATTTAATAGTATTACCTTTCATTATATTTCTTTTAAATTCAGATTGTCTTTCAGCACATGATTTACAACCGCAACTAGTTTCTTTTTTGCAATTAGGACAGGTCATCTTTTAAAAAAATTAAGTATTATTTGTTTTTTACTAGCTTGTGTAAATGTAAACTTTCCATCTATTCGATGTGTAAATCCTTTATCTAATATATTGCGTTTAAGTGAACAAAATCTACATTCTATAGTCTTACCCTTATTTGCTTTTATCTTGTATTTAGAGTCATCTAAATGGTACATAAACATCGTGTAGTTATTTCTACAGGTGAAACATTTTTTCATAATTCATCTTTTATTTCTTTTATAGCATATTTAACTGCACTTAAAAAATCAAAAACAGATTTAATTGTAAACATAGCACCTAACCAAAAGTGATTAAATTCAAATGCTAATAACATAATAACAATTGATATACCCATTGTGATTTCTTCAAATTGTGATTTCTTCATAGTCTTAATACTCTTTAAATATACTGCCAAATTCATTACTAGATTGTTTCGCGTCGTTAAATCCTCTTTTATACGATTCTAGTAATTTTTCTAATTCCATTTCTTTGGCTTTTATAAAATCTTCTTCATATAGATTACCTTCTGTTTCTATAAATCTTTCTTCTAACCATTCTACTGCTGTCATTTTGTTTCTTTTATTTTAATATACAATTCACCAATCGTAATATTTTGCTTAATTGCTTCTGCACGCATTTCATCTAGTTTTATTATAGAATGATTAACTGCACGAATAATTTGATTACGTTCCATTTCTTTTGCTTTTTCAAATATTTCAATTGATATACGCCCTTTATTTTCATACATTTTACTATACAACCATTCTACCGCTTTCATATCCTACAAGTTTTTACAGCGTTATTATAAATCTGACGTTCACTAGGACTTAAATCCTCATATCTCGCGCAAAATCCACGTAACATATTTTCCTCTGAATCATATGCTTCATTCTTGCAACCGATTACGGCACGATTAGAACGCTTAGCTAGTTCCTTTTCTAGGCGTATTTTAGCCTGTACTTCGCATTTAAATACTTTCGTTGCACGTTTGTTTAACTCGTTTAAAATAGTTACGTTAAATGGCTGTTTATGCAGTCTATTTGTAAGAGTCTCTGTGCTCAACTTTCTTGCGTAATCTGGTGTCATAATTTTCCCCATATTATTCTTTTGTTTTTAAACATTGGATAGTGTCCCATTGCTACACGAAAATGAAATTGATCTTCTATTTCTTTGTCTATACCATCCCATTTTTTGTGTAATCTCATACAAGCAGTAGGAGTTATTCCAATTACTTCTGCAATTTCTTTATAGGTAGCATTATCGTTTCGCATTTTTTTAATTGCAATACGTTTCATTTGTACGTATTCAGGCAACTTTGATTTATGCCTTGTAAAATAATGTTTCATGTATTTCTTTTAATTTGTTTTGGTATGCTAAATGAGCGGGTAGTTCGCATTTGAATAATCCTAAATGTTTTTTTTTACCATTTATTTTAATTTGAGCCATCCATTTATTTCTTGATTTATCCCAGCAAACACCTTTATATTTACTTGAATACTTACCTTGTGTTTTTTTACAATTAAATCTTCCTGTTACAACTTGCAAATTTACCAACCTATTATCCTTAGGATTATCATTTATATGATCTACTACTAATTTTTGAGTTCCGTCAGGTTTATGATTTAGAAAAGATTCAGCTACTAGTTGATGAGTTTTCCTTGTTTTTGATATGCCATTTATATAAAGACGAACATGAAAGTATCCTCTTCCATTTACACCTTGTTTTAATATTTTTTCTTTCTTAAATTTATCATTTCTTAATGATTTCACACTACCTAAGTTACTAACTTCATAAAGTCCCTCGTAATTAGGGATAGGCTTCCATATTTCCATAAGATTAAATATTAAAAAAGATTACGATTCCAATTATAATAATTGCCAAAATTACTTTCGCTAAACACATACTTTAAAAAATTAATTAAACGTTTCATATTTTGGTCTATCATCTGTGAAATACTTTTCTTTCATTTTTTTAACGCGTTGCATTTGCTTTCTGTCTTTTTCGATAGTATTTATTATCCAATAAATAAATCCACCTAATACTAGTTCTATCATTTTATTTTGTTTTAAAGTTTCTACAAATATACAAAATATATCACAAAGTATACACGCTACATCAATAAAAAAGCCACTCATCTTGTAAGTGGCTAGTTTTCAATAGTTATTTTATAGCTAAAACTTGCTTTCTATTTTTGTTTTTATTGTAGGAAATATGCAACCACGAAAAATTATATTCATTTATCACTTGATCAAAATCTAAATTGTCTTTTATGTAATCAAATAGTTTTTTGTTTTCAGCTATACTCCCAGCGTCAATATCGATTGCCTTACCAAATCTATGTTGGGAAGTTTTAACACCTCCTACGGCTTTGTTAAGCGCTTCATTTCTAAAAAATGAATTAATCCTAATAGGCTTTGCATACCACTCTCGCAAAGGCTCAAATACTAATTCAGCAACCAATCGCATATTTTCCAATTCAATAGGATTAGGAATGTTTTGTATTCCTCTATTAGTAGCCGTTGGCGATTGCGTAGCTTCTTTGTATGTTATATGTTTACTTATCTTCTCCATTTTCCTCAACTTTTTGAGCGTTATAAACTGCAACTGCACCTAATTTTAAAGATAACACTTGTAACGCTATTTTAATAACTGGTCTATTATCTACTATTCCACTTTCAGCAACAGCTAATGAAACCGCACCTAGTATAGTTGATACTTTTACACCTAGCTTGTTTTTTCTTGGTGTTCTTGCTTTTATTCTTTGTAAAATATTCATATTATTTGTTTTAGTTTATTTTGATATGCTAAATGTGCGTCTTCTTCGTTGATATAATGACCTAAAAAAAATTGTTTACCATTGATCTGAATCATTGCCCTCCATTTATTAAATTTTTTATCCCAACTTACACCTTTATACTTGCTACTATATTTACCTTGTGTTTTTTTTACATTAAATCTTTGCGTTACTATTTGTAAATTTTCAACTCTATTATCAGATGGATTGTCGTTAATGTGGTCAATTACTTTTCCATGTCCGTTTGGTATATGATTTAAAAAAGCCATGGCAACTAATTGATGGACATATTTATTTTTTATTTTATTATCTTTAGATAAACAAACAACATAATAATTTCCACATATTACTTTTTTTAATATTTTTTCGTTGTTACTTCTTTTGTAATTAAGTGACTTCACATTACCTAAATTACTCACTTGGTACAATCCATCATAACCAGGAATGTCTTTAAATATTTCTTCTTGCATATTTTATACGTTTTTATTCACGTTGTTAAAAAAAGAATGGAGCAGGAACGTGAACCTTTTGCATAAGACCGCTAAATCTTAACTCCAATGTAAATATACTAATTATTCGCATAGTACCCTACCTATTTCGTTTGTTTGTTGTTTAAATTCATGATAATTAAAATCTTCATGGATACTATCTTTAACAAAATCTAACCCTATGTAAGCCGTAAATTGACCATTTTTAAAAACTGGACAAGCGACAACGCTTTTTATTCCTTGCTCATGTAGCGCTATTCTAGTAGCGTTTTCTTTAATATCGTTAATGTTGGAATAAAACATTCTATTCAGCATTATTTCTTGCAAGAATCTAGGAAATAAAGAAGTCGGTAAATTTTGCAACTGCATTGCTTCGCTACTTATCCCCCTGTTACACACTTCATACGCTAAACTTTGATGGTTTTTATGTGTGCCGTCGTAGTACATAATACCATTATGGAACCTAAATATATATCCCCTGTCAGCTTTATATCTAAACATTAAGTCATTAAGCATTTGATGAATCAAAATACTATTCTTAATATCCTCTTTTACTTCATCTGTAGTTTCAATCTTTTTTTCTACTACATTGGTAATTAAAGATTTATAATAAAACAAAATAAAAGCAATTAGCAAAATAATAATTACTTGCGTTTTCATCTTGCGTAATTGCTCTAAAATGTTCTTTATCTCTTGCATTATAATGGAAATTCATTAATTGTAATTGTAAACTCTATCGGACTGCTTAATACATTTTCTAGACCATCAACATATTGTATGTAGTAGAACCCATCTAATGGTGCTAAATTATAATTCACCCAATATAAAGTATCTCCAGTTGGATTAGGTAAACCTTTATATGTAGCACACAATGTACGTGCATTTATTGCTTCTTGTTCTGTTGTATATTTATATCCTATCATGTTTTATTCATTTATTAGTAGATTGAATAATATGCATTTATGTTAGATGATATTCCCGTTATGTTTGATGATTGGTCTGAATTGTAAATTAACACTTCAAACATATTTCCTGTGTAGAATCTATCGCTAATTCCATTTTGAGAGGCTCCTATCTGATAATCATTTACAAATGATGAAGTTCTATTATTACCTGTTTTAGTTGTACTTAATTGTGTTGAATTTTTAAAAATTTTGAAGGTTGCCTGATTATTAATTGCAAATAATAATTCTATTGTATTTGTTTTAGAATAATTTACTTGTATTATATTATCATATTCCAACCCACTAGAAGGTATTGCTAATCTAACCCCGTTTGACCCCTCTCTCAATTTAGTTAAACTAGTACCGGTAGAAGAATCAACAAATGGATCTGTAGATGATAAACTTATTAAAGGCTTCGTTATTGAATTACTACCATTTTGTGTTGAATCCACATGAGTACTAATAATTGTCGAAATATCTTGTAATGGCATTGTAAAATCAAGACAATTTATAGTAGAATTATAAGCAAATTTAATTGAAGGTTTTGAATTAAATATTTCAACCGCACCACTACTAACTATCCTTGGTTGATATGAACTAGTATTTTGTGTTGAATTCCTTCCATTACCGCTTTGGTCGTACCAAATAGATACAAAACCATCACCACTTCCAACAAAAGAAGTTATTGCAGTAGTATCTAGTGTACCATCTACTTTGAATCCTACATCTAGAGTAGTACTATCAGAAGAACGTCTAACACGTATTGCATAACCTGTATAAGCACTTCTCATTTTTCTTAACGAATAACACGCAGCAGCTCCCGTATATGTATCTAACAATGGAGTATATGACATACCAATTGCTTTACTCATCGAACTTATTAATTTATAGTAGTACATTATGCTTGCTGATTTAAACCTAAAATATCCCATTTACCATCCGTAGAATTGTATATAATTCCAAGGTAGATAGTTTTACTAATAACAGTAGTAGTAGGTAAAGTAATACCTATTGCTCTATAATTAGTGTCAAAAGCAATAGTTCTTGCTGTACCATTATCTTTTATTCTAATCATTAATGATTGACCCTCTGCAAAAGTACCAGTAGGATTAGCAAGTGTAAGCCCAACAGCTTGCGCTGTAATAGTTACTATATCATTTGTTGACACTGGCGTAACCGTCGCTGAACTTGCAACCGTTTGAACTCGTGGATTAACACTGCCAATATCTCCAGCAATACCAACATACCAAACTCCAAAAGAACCTGAGCCAATAACATAATCTATGTTTACATTTATTCCTGTAGTCTGTGGGTTTGCTATGACAGAAGTTATTTGACCTTCCATATAATGAGTCGCGTCATTCCAAACCCTAACTCTCGTGCCTTGTTGCCATCCTAAGTTGTTTATAGGTGAACCAACAGGTAAAGTTATTGTTCCTAAACCTAAAGTAAGACTTGAACCCGTATAATATAAGTTCATAATAGACCTTAAACCAGGCGTAATATTGTCTACATAAGTTTTAACCGCTTTTTGTGATGGATATTTTGTATCACTATTTGCAGTAAGTGCAACATCTATATCTTTATTAGATACGTTTTCCGCTGTAAATCCTAACGACGCTTGTTTAGTTGCTAATCCATCCACAACCGCTTTCGTGCTTGCATACGTTATTGTTGAGCTTACAGTATAACTATCACTTTTATTAGTTTGAATTTCTACACCCGTCAAAGCAGATGAAACTAGCGGAGGGACTTGAGTTGTTAAATACGCATCTACAGCTTCAGTTGTTGGGTATAGAACGCTGTTAATTGTTGTAAAGTCATTTACTTTATTATCTAAATCTTCCGCATTTAAAGATACCAAAGTTTGATCTCCAGTATTTACACCATCTAAGTTATCTAGTTTAATTTTATTTGAAGCGCTTAATAAACCGCTTGCCGTTCTTGTAGCTGCGTTTAAAGTTACATCCGTACCCGTTGAGCTATTTATGTTTAATGAGTCGGTTGTATGTCCAGAAATTGATAAGTTTGTAGTAGTTGTTAAACCACCATCAATAAAAGCTCTTATTTCAGTTGCTGAAACTTCATCTGCACCGCCTTCATCTAAAATAGTATCCCTATTTTTTTGGTGCGCTAAATAGGTAGGGAATATTTCTATCCAATAACTAGTATCAGTTGGTAAATTACCCATTGTTGCACTAGCATTAATGTACATAAATGTTCTACCATTATATGTAACATATTTTTCTAATATCTCGTCGTAAACAACCGAGACGTCGAAATCTGCAATTTCCCCAGAGCTAGCAAGGCTATTAAAATCTTCGTAAATATTGATATTATTATTATCAAAATCTACAATAGATAAAAAATCTCCCTTTGTTGGAAGTGGGGAATGTGTAACGTTTCTTAATATAATATTTTCACTATTCATGATCCTATATTTCTAATTTTAAAACCAGTTGATTTTTCTCTAACTTTTTTGTATAATGGATAATCTGCAGAATTTCTACATAAATAATCCTTAATGTTATTTTCAATAAATGTTGATCCGCTTCGTGATTGTGATACAATCCTAGCAATTGTTGTTTCATTAACTCGTTCGCTATATTGATTCGTTTTATGAACTAATCCAGTTGCCGTTGATATAACGTTTGAATTTGCTAAATAACGAGCGTACGTGCAATATATTAAGTATTGTTTAATTCCATCCATGTAGTAGGTATCGTTACCATGTACGTAACTACCTCCATTAAATAGAAAGCTATAATCTACAAGCGAAGGGCTAGCTACAAAATCATCTAATAAAGCAAGGTAAAATTCATCTCCTAACAATTCTCGTAAATCAAAATTTTGAGCCTCTTGAATGTATGGAGTCAATTGCTTTGATTCATTTACATTTAATGAAATCGATTTAACCGCTTGTATATTTGCTAGTGTTATTAATAGTGTCATTGTCCTAACATTTGTGTAACTTGTTCATCATTCAATCCAAATAATACTTTTAAAGTACCTTTTTTCTGGTCAACTGAAAGCGTAACATCGCTTAAAATTGCTGTTAAGGCTTGCGTACCACCGACTCCCAAAGTAACCGCTAATAAAGTTGTATCCGCTTTTGCGTCCACCGCCTCCTCATCTCCATTTGCTATACGTATTTCGTTCTTTGTGTAGTATGAAAGATATTCTTGCGAAATTGCTTTCGAGTATTTAAGTGGCAAAATACTAAAATCTTTTGAAGGACAAATGTCGTAATGATAATTGCTAAATAATTCCGTTAAAATTTCCTCAATAACAAGCCTATCGTCCGAAGTTACGCCGTTATAATAATCAAATGCATCGCTAATTTCTTTTGAAGTACCTAACGAACCAGCTACACGTAATAATAGCACCGGAGGAATTAAAAACATTTTAATGATTGAATCCCTAGAACTATTTTCAGTATACTCGTAAAGCCCGTCATAATCTTGAATTTCAATCTTTTTAAGTTCGATTGTTTCATCATTACTTTCTCGCTCCAATACCATTATACGACCAGCACCATCGCCACCTTGAAAGCCTTTTAAATTCTCGTCAAATTCTTCCGCTTCAGCATCCGACTCAGTTTTACCGGTAATCAATAAATGACTTGCCAAAAAGTTATCCGTTGCCGTTGAATGTTTGAATTTTTTTACTTGAGCTTCGGTGAGCATGTCTTCCAAAACTGGGTCAAACGGACAAAGATTATAATCGTCTAATTGACCATTATAGTAAAATACTTGACCTTTATAATTTTCCCAACCTCCGCACTCTTCAACTTCTTGAGCAACATTTGAAGGATCGTATTTATTTATGTAAACAATATCCGTAGGTGAAAACTTTTTTTTCTTTACATGTCCCCAATCTTCATACACGGCAATTTTACCATAGTTTTCATTACCTTCTGAAATCAATCGACAATATTCAAAAGGAATAATAGATAAAGAACGTTTTTGAATTAATCCGTTATAATTAACGTGAACAGCTACGCCACCATGCGAGGTAAAATAATCAATAACAACACGCGTAAATTTATCAACTGTTTGTTTCGCGTTTACCTTATTTTTGTAAAATGTAGTATCTTTTAAACCACCCCCAAAAACAAATTTACGCTGTAATTTTAAACAAGTTCTAGCCGTTCCAGAATCGTTTATGATATCAATTACCCTTTGAGGATAAATGTTATCAAAATCGTATTTCTGCACGTAAAACGCGGGGTTTTCCTTGCTTGTTATCCGTTGCTCAACTTTGCGAGCTGTAGATTTTAGTTTTGCCATTATTTAGGTGCAACTACTTTTTTAACTACAGGTTTCTTTTTTTTACCATCTTTGAACCAGTCAGGAACTTTGTCGAAAAACTTAATAATACCAGGGTTTGCATTCAACGCGTTTAAACATTCTGCGTCTGTTGAATGTTCTGAAATAGCGTCGTGATTAAAAGATTGTACTAATACACCTTTTTTTAAAAAAAATTCCTTTTCCATTTTTTCTGTTATTTTATTGATTATATTATCTCTTTTTAATGCGAAAAATAAGTCCTCTATACATTCACATTTAGCACTCTTATTTAGACTTATTCCAAATAACAAAAAGTTAAGTTTATTTGCTTCAATCCATTCTGTAGAATTAGGATTTGACCTCCAAACTTGCTTGGTCTTTTCGTAACTTAAAACTTCTTGTATTTTTTCAGTCATAAAAAAAGGGTGCGATTAATTCACACCCTAAAAATAATATTATTTTTGAATTGCATTATGACAATAAGCCGTCAACTACCGCTTTTGATAAAGCATATGAAGTAATAAACAAATTGTTTGGTAATTTAGGTTCTTTATTTAACACCGTAGAGAACGTGAAATCAAATGCACCTTGTGTATCCGCATTGTTTGGGTCACGTTCTAAAGCTGTTAATTCTAAACCTGAAGTTAAACCATAAACCTCGAAAGCTGAATTACCGGCTGTACCTTTGAAATAATTCTCAACGATAACAACATAACGACCATCTTTACCTGAATTAAATTGTTCTTTAATTTCAGGCGCGATGTCAAAACCTTTCATTTGAACCGAGTGGTCAAACATGTTTTCGTAACCTTGTTTAACAAGCATTGCTTTCGGAGCAATTGAATTATTTTTACCATCGATTTGGTAAGCTAATTTACCTGTTTTTAAAACGATATCTTCAACCGTTGCAACGTTTGTACCATTGTAAACAATTGAGGCAATATCATCAAAATTAATAATCAAAGCCCTATCTTTTGTACCGCCTTGTAACGGCTTAGTACATGACTTTAAAATGTTGCTTGCGATTTGTCCGCATACTGTAGCCATATTTTTAGTTTTTTAATGTGAGTAAAAAAAAGGGAGGTTTTACGCTCCCCTTAGTTATTTAGTAAGCTAATTGTACTAATTCATCTTGAGCAACAACTGCGTCAATTCCGAATGCAAACTTCAAATATGTTTTATTCAAAGTTTTGTCATACCAAACGTCTGTTTCACCTAATGAACCAACTTCTTCAACACCAACTTTTAAGTTAGTTTTAGTCGTTAAAATCGCTCTGTGAGGTAAATAGTATTTAGTACCATTTGAGAAATATGTAGTAATCATTCTATCCCACAATTGGAAAGCAACTACTTCAATACCGCCGGATTTTAATACCATCATTCCGTTTTCTAAACGCTCAGTTGTAAAAGCTACATTTGAAGCGATTAATTCACGTTCGTATTGGTCATAAACAGATTGAGTAACAACATAGATTAAATCAGTAGCTGAACGTAAACGCATGTCAGCACCATAACGCATATTTTGTAAAGTTGTCGTAGCTACTTTGTTTGTAGTATCCGTAGAACTAAATGCTTGTAATGCGAATGAAGCAGCAGCGTTGTTAGTTGCGAAACCAGCAGTTTTACGTGCAGCAGTCGCAGAAACGATTGCAAATAATTGTTTCCAAATACCATCGATTTTATCAAAGTACGCTAAATCAGTTCCGTTTGTTACAACACCAGCCGGTGAACTATTGTAGTTAGCCGCTGAAGTATCACCGAAGTAAGCTAAACGATACACGGTCTCAATGATTGCGTCTTTTACTAATTCCTCTAAGTAAATTAATAAATCTGTAGACGTCAAATCACCTTTTGCAATTCCTTTTTTAGCACCCCAAATAAAGAAAGTACCTTGTAAGTCTTTCCAACAAAAAGCTAATCGGTCAGAAACGTAAGCTGGATCCCAAAATTTCTCAGTATTTGTAACCGTGTTTGTAGCATCTGATTCAGAACAAGCGTTTGTTCCTTTTCCTAATAGACCATTTATACGACCTAAAATTACAATTTGTTTTTTTGCAACGATTCCTTCTACGATGTCGTGGAATTGTGCAATATCAGGTTTTGCGAACGCACCTGTAAATAACGCTTCGGAAATTTCTCTAATTTCTTGTCCGTTAAATGTTAAATCACTTGAGCTAATTACTGCCATTTTTTCTTATTTTTTAAGGTTAGTTAATTCTGCCTTTCTTTCTGCCATTGTTTTAGGCTTTGTAGGCTCGTCGATTTTTCTAAATTGTGCTTTTGCAACTGGTGGTGTAAAATTTGAACCTAACTTTGCAAGTTCTTCCATTTTAGTTACCAATGTTTCTGCTACTTCGTTAGATTTTGCAAGTTCTGTAGTTTGTTCTTCAAACTTAGTTTTCAATTCAGCAAGTTCATTTTGAAGCGCAACTACTTCCGAAGCAACTTCTACTTCTTCTTCCGCTTCTACGATTTCGGTAATCACACCATCAAGAACAACGATTTTCACGCCGTCTTCCGCTAGGTATTCACCATCTGTAGCAACTGAACCATCTTCTAACGTTACAGCATCCCCAACCATTAAATCCTCAAAAGGAGTCATAATTGTACCTTTGTCGGTAACAAGTGTCAAAGCTACTGCCACACGCTCGTTACTTTTTAAAGCCTCTGAAAACGCAGACATAGCTAGTGCCAATCTGTCCATTAAAGGTTTTTTCATATTTATTTGTTTTTGGTTATATAATAGAGCAACTGCCCTCTTTTCCATTTTTGGTAACACCGCACTAGCAAAGCCTAATTTTAAACATTGTTCGCTTGTTAGTGATGTTTCGATTTTCATTAAACCGCTCAAAGCCTCTTTGGATATCCCTGTAGCTTTTGCATACATAGAAATCATTTCGCTTTCAGTTTCTTTTATTCCTTTTGCGTATTCCTCTAATTGACTAGCGTCACCACTGACACTCTGTAACCATGGGTTGTGTATTAAGTACGTTGTACCCTCTACAATCATTCTATTTTGAAGTGGTACAGCTAAATGTATTTCAGTAGCAATTGACGCACAAAGAGTTTCAGCAATAGTGAAACAATTAGGTACAGATTTTAAGAATTCAGCAATTGAACGGCCTATTGAAACGTAACCACCCTCTGAATTTATATGTACATGAATAGCGTCCGCTTGTGCTACATCTTGAATCTGTGAAATAACATCAATAAGCTCAACGCCTTTCGCCGTAACATTTCCGTTATCGTCATAAGAGTTGCCTATTTGTCCAGTTATGTATATGTGTCCTATCATGATTGTAAAAATAATTGTTATATTCGCTAAAAATTTGACAAGAAAATGACAATACATGTAATCGGTAAAGGGGAATCAAAAGAGTTTTTTAAACACGATGGAAATATAACTATCGGAGTAAACGACGTGAATAAGTGGATTAAAACGGATCACATTGTAGTAGTTGACCCTATGGATGCTTATAAGGAAGGACATGAAACGTATAGAAGTTCAAACGCTATGTTTTGGTCTCAATTAGAGGACAATAAAAACTATGTAAAGAATTTTACTTTAATAGACTTAGCACGTGGGCGTGGGGTATTGGAAGATTTTGACTCTGAGAAATTTGTTTACTCTATTACGTCCCCGTTTGTGGCTGTACATTTAGCTTATAAGCTAGGAGCTACGAAAATTGTAATGTGGGGGGTTGATTTTAATACACACGAAAATTTTAATACGGATAGTTTACGTAATCGCGCTTTAAAAGACTTCGGTAACCTACGTAAAAAACTCAACGAAAGAGGTTGTGAATTGTACGTAGGCAACGAAATATCTATGTTTAGTTCTATACTTCCTATACTGGAATCTTAACTACATTAAAATTGAAATCTGTTACTCTTATATCCGTTGAACTTGTATTTCGAACGTATAGTTCTACATAATCATTCGCGACCATTTCTACGACTGCTTGTGTACTTCCTCCATGTTCAACGTTGGCTGTTGTTGTTCTAATTATACCCTCACTTTCAGTTAATGTAGTCCCGTTTTTGGCTACTCCAATAGAAATACTTTGATTAGTACCACCGCTTCGAGCTGTTGCATTTAACGTCACTAAGAATGAGCTTGTAAACGCTCCATTATAGGTAAGTCTATTTGTTGTATGTGTGAATTTTGAATTAGTTCCCGAAGTAGTTGTACCCGATGCCTTGACCCATGTATTTACGTTTGCTACTCCGATAGTAGTATCTGTAGTGTTGTTAAGCATATACATGAATCCTTTTGTGGAAGTATTTGTTAACCCTACACAATTGACAAATAAAGCCTTGTTATCCGTGTAAGTTACACCACTTGTATACGTTCCACCACCTGAGAAGTTAACCGTATCTAATATGTACCTTTCGCTTGAAATAGCAGCACTTGCATCTACACTTATTCCTGTTTCACCACTCAACACTACGAATGAAGAATATATTATTCTAAACCTTCTACTCACAGTTAGTGTACTTGGAAGTATTAAGGCTGTAGAACCAGCGTAGCAATCAAACAAGCAATTACTCATTCCAATAGTTCCAATTGTACCATCAAAAGTTAGGTTACCACTATTCAAAAATGCACTATCACTCATTACAAAGTTTGTATAGTCTTTAATAGTTCCAACCGTAGCACAATCCGTAAAGTTCACACCGAACCAATCTAGTGCAGTAGTAGTTCCGTCACCATCTAAATTCAATGCGGTCCCGTGAGTGATTGTTATATTTCTAATAGGTAACGAATATACCGATGTAATTAATGCAGTCGATGCACTTAGTCCCGTAGATTTAAGAATACAATTTTCAGATGAACCACCAATAATAACACTATTTACACCAGCTACAATTCTATCTCCTGTTAAGTCAATTGTCTTTGTGATGAAGTATGTATAGTTATTAGCTAATGTAATTACACCACTAACTGGAGTAGGTAAATCTAATTTAGAGAAAACAAATACAAATTCATTCCCAGCTAATCCTGTAGATGTTGGAAATAATTCTATAATCGTGTCATCGTAACGAGTATAATTTAATCCGTTTGTGGTGTCTAGGTAAAGTTCCCCCTCGTAAATATCAGTTGATAACCACGTTCCATCCGTATGGTCTGCACTAGTGGGTATAGTAGGCGTGCCTAAACCTTTCTTTATTATTATTCTTCTTGTCTCGTTAGCCATTATTTATAGTATTTGAATTTTTAGAAACTCCATTTAATCCACCTGTTAATTTTGGTACATCTTCATCTTGATTATTTACACCACCATTTAAAATTCCATTTTGTAGCACAGAAGTTGTTGTCTTTAAGTTTGAGCCGTTTAAAAATATAGACTCAAATTTAGTTTCCGAATCATAAGACATTCCATAGTAATTTTCTATAATTGAAAACTCAACATCAAAACTACCTAATTTACCGGATTGGAAGTTGAACCTATTTGAGTTATCTAAAATTTTTGCTACTGAAATATTTTCGTTTAAGTCAAATAAGTCATCAAAGAAAATATACCCTAATTCGCTGTAGATTTTCATTTGTTCTCGAATTTCGCTATTACTCTGTAAACTATTCTTTCGCTCACATTAAACACGTCCGCAATATCCGTTATTGCTTGAGTTTTACGCACCCCGTTTTCCATTTGAAACGTGTAGGATTTATAGATTTTATACCACATTAAAACATTAATTGATACTAAACCACCTTGTATTAAATCACGAAGTTCACCGCTATCATGAAGTCTTTCTAAAATATCTATATTCATGCCTACAAATATATTAAAAAATCGCTTTACTTTCAACAACTGCTACATTCATTTGAACTCTACTAATATCCTGTACTGAAACGATTGGATTAGGTATACTTCTAACCGCTTTAATGAACGCGTTTTGCATCGTGTATTGATTATCTATTTGTCCAGTTATTGAATTCATTACAACGCCTCCATTCGCAAACTTAACTGCCCCACCTTTTGCCATTAAAGGTACACCGCCGGTCGATTGGTTTATATTAGATAAATGACTAATTAAAGGGGTTGCACGTTTATTTAAAATAAAGAAACTTTCATCCTTTTCAACTTCTATTTGTGTGCCGTCATCAAATACACCTTTTGTTCCTCCCTCTGAATGTGATTTACCACCAAACACACCTCCTTTCGCAAATTTTGGAGTAGGTTGTGAAGCTATTAAACCAACTTGAATAGCACCCAAAGCACCGGCTAAAATCATCAATGGAATAACAGGCGCTGCTTCGGTAACACCAACCGCCGTATTCATTATTGCTTTAATTATATTCGCTTGCTTTTCCTTTTCAAATGCCTCCTTTTTAAGTTTTGATTCCTTTGCCCTAAATTCTTTATCTAGCGCATCTTTTTTTATTTTAAAATCAGCTTCTGAAATCAAACCCGCATCTAATTGTGATTGTAGTAAAGTTTGGCTTTCGTCGTTTTTATTTTGCTCGTCGTTTAATTCATTCGCTATTCTATTTTGTGTTATTTGACTTAAGGCATCGGTTAATTGAACCGCACTATTTAAAACAAGTGTTGTTTGCTGTTGTAATTTCTCTTTCTGGTCACTTAATTCATTTTCACCAATAACTTTTTTTGCTGTATACGTTTCTTGACTTATTTTTACTATTTCTTGACCAGCTTTTTTCTCAACTAATTCTATTTCTTTTTGTGTTTTTTGACCTTCTGCAATTTCTAACTTTGAGTTTTCTTGAATTATTTTAATTTTCTCATTTTGCCATTCTTTGAATGTAGCTAATTTATCCGCTTCATTTGTAGCTTGTAAATGTTTTGTTTCCGCATCAATTAATCTAATTTCTTGGTCTGTTTTTTTAGCTGTTAATATTTTGCTTTTCGATAAATCCTTTTCCGATTTTTCAATCTCTGCATTTCTTTGGGTTACGTTGTTAGTATAATCGTTTTCAATTTTCTTTTTTTCTATATCGTATTTTCTAAGTTCAGCAAGTTGTAATTCGCTACCCTGTTTTAACCCTTTTATAGACTCGTCATAGTTAGACTTTGCACGTGCTAAATCATCTGTTTTTTGTTCCTCATCTAATAAATTTAAAGCTGCTACTTTACGTTTTTGAATTTCTAAAATTTCATCTGCATTACCTTCTGCACTATCTAATTCAAATTTAAAGTTAGCCTCTAATTTTTGTCTACGTAAATTATTACCAGCATCTTCATTATCCAATAATAAGTCATTCAATCGTTGTTGTAGTTCCGTAACTTTTGAATTATGGTCCTCCTGTGCTTTTATTGCATTTTCATTTGCTTCTTTTTGTCTATCGGATATGTCTTTATTATTTTCCGCTATTAACGTCTTTACTTCTTCTCCGTGTGTAGAAATTGATTTACTTAATTCTTTATTACTAGCGTATAACTCCTTAATTGTTTCGTTATAATCATCGCGTCTTTCTTGTCTGCCCGTTGTTCTTTTAGCTTCTTGTAATTTAGCAATTTCATCTAAATTTTTATAGTATTGGTCGCGCTCACTTTTTTGAAAATCTTTTAACCCTTGCAATTTCATTTTATTCAACTTCTCAGTCGACGCACCTTCCAGTTCTGCACGCTTTATTTGTAAGTCTGATATTTCTTTTCCAATATCTCTTTGGGAATTCATAGCTTCTATGTTTTCTCGTATAGATTTCGTGTGTTTTTGTTGCGCCTTAACCGCTTTCTCATTAACACTATCACTCCATAGCTTTAAAGCCCCAACAACCGCACCGATAGTAGCAACGAGTAAAAATAAAGGATTAGCAAGTATTGCTTTACCTAAACTAACTAAGGCACCACCCATGTTTTTTAAACCGCCTAGAACCTCTTTAAAAGTCATTCCCTTAGAAATAACCGCCATCTGTTTCATTTTTTCAGAAACACCGGAAAAATCTAGGTTCATTAAGTCTTCTTTGATTAAACCTAAATTGTTAGATAGTTTTTCAAAACCCGAACCGCCCGAAGATGCTTTTACGTTCTCATTTACTTCCTTTATTTTATCACCTAATTTACCAGCTTTTTCGCTTGCTTTTTGGTATTCCTCTGAGCCAGCATCCAAACCGACCATTTCACCTTTTAAGTCGCGTAATTGTTTCTTTAAATCCTGTAAAGAACTACCATAATTACCAACATTCCTACGTGTATCGCCTATAGCTCCTTCCTGTTCTTTTAAACTATCGGAAATAGCTTTATTGCTAGCTTGTAATTGTTTACCTATAGTGCTATTTTCTCTTTGTTCTTTACTTAATGCGTTGTATGCTGTAGTACCCAAAGCCAAAGCCTCACGCATTTCATTGATTGAACCTTTATTTGTCTTGTTTAATTTCTCGTTAATCACTAGAGCTTTTGCCGTATCGTTTAAAACCTTAGTTTGTTGACGAATTTCAGCAGTCAATTTAGCATATTCAACCGAACCCTGTTTATTTTCACCTTTTAAGATTGCTTGTTTTATCTTAAGTTCTTCCAATTTCTTAGACGCTTCCTCACTAGACTTTTTTAAATCTGCAGTATCTAAGGTTACTTTTAAAAGTATTGTTTTGTTTTCTTCGCTCATAGTCTTACAAGTTCTACGTTTGTTAATCCTTTACGATAATCGTTAATTCTGTTAATATAAAAGTAATTACTTATACTGAATTCAGGTACATCCAAATAAATAGGTATACTAAAATCTAATTCGCTTACGTCTTTTCCGTTTAGTTTAAGCGTCGCGTTTATTACCTTTGTATTTTCTAATATTTCATTCAATACTTTGTAATGTTTTGGTATAATTTCCGTAAACGATTCGAATTTACAAAATGGAATGTTATCGGTCACTATCGTAGGAGCTATTGTGTCCATGTAACTTACAACTCTATATTGAGTATTTAAAGTTAATAATCTATACTGAGGTTTCTTCCACTTTCGGTTAATATCAAATCCTGGTACCTTTGGGATATTTGCACCTGAATTCTTAACTTTTTGTTCGGTTGCCGGGTGTCCAATTTGAACCGCCGTTTTATCAACATCTAGGTTTTCATTTGAAATTGAAAAATATGAACTTCCGTAATCTTCTTCAATTGTTTGAGAATCATTAAACTTAAGGTAATTCTTTTGAGCGTAGTTTCCAAACGTGTATTTAAGTGAGCTAATTGAAACTACTTTATCGCTCCAGTCTTTTGCTATTGCCTTATTTTTACGTAGGTCGTCAAAATTGTTTATTTGAATAGTACGTAAATAACTATTAGTTTGAATCATAAGTCCTCGTAAATTAAGTATGTCTTTAAGAACATCCTTAACTTTCATCCTGAAAATATCGCTATATTTTATTGGTTGGTTTAACCCTATATTTTTTGACTCCGTAAATATAAATGAATCTATACTATTGGGTTTAGGTTTTACAATTAAGCGACTAGGCATGTTTGAATGCGGCCCTACATTTATACTTATTTTAATTGAATATCTTCGTAATGGACTAAACGCGTAATCTTCTGGAGTTGTAATATCAACAACCGCATCTGTAGAATAGTTTAGTTTTACGAGCTCACCAGTAAATAGCGTTAACGGATCGTTAACTTCAGTTGTAGCAATAACATTATTTAAATCGTCTATTATTTCCGCAAAATACCAGAAATTTTGCTTTTGTTTTGTTTGATAATACCCGTAGCTCTCATTTGCAAGCCAATAGATTTGAATAGTACCCGAGAATTTTAAACTACCATATTTTAATACGGGCGGTTGAAAATAAGTATGGTAAGCAGTAGTATACCCCATTCCAGGTTCAAACGTGTCTAATTTTGGGTAGACTACTTTTGTGTAAAATGCAGGTGTTGACCCCTCCGGTATCTGAAATGTATTTTTCCACAAACTAAAGGCTTTATTTGTTGCCTTTATTGTAGGTGGGTTTTCAAGTTCAAAAAAGTCAGGAGTTAAAACCATATCTTCATGGTCTTTTGTTGTGATATAAGGACCCGTAAAAGAAAAGTTAATATAATCCTCAATCTTTGTAAATACATCTTTTATACGTACGCATGGTGGTAAATAATCGCATTTAACAATAACATCCTTTGTAAAGAATGAATCTGAATCACTATGCCAATCAATAATAGGGTAAATATAAGGTTTTGAACGATTATTACTAGCTATTATATTTGCTTTATTCCATACAAATGAATCCAATCCATATAATTCACCTATTGTTTTATCCCCTAATAATTCTGTAAGGTCGGAGTTTCCACTTAAAATATTTATATTAAAATATCCATCCTCTATTGAATTAATTATCGCCGTTCCATTTGATACCAATTCTACACCATTCTCAATGTATGTAGCTTTCAATGTTTTGTATGGTAAATCTGTTGAACTATTTACTAAATGCGACCAATCAAATGCTACCTTATTATTTTGAGTAATTGGTATTTTAATCGTGTTGGAAAACGAACTATTTCTATTCTGTAATTCGCCTATATTATTTGCACAATAAGTGATTCCTATAAGCTCATTATCACTTAACTCAATCAACTTATCGTTAATATATAGCTCTCTCATTGTGATTGAATATTTATACTAGGCATTTGTAATTGAATTTCTATAATGCTTTTTATTTGGTCTGTTTGGTATAATTTAAACGAACCTTTTACAACATGGATGTTTAACCATTTAGGTGACTCCGCTTGCCATGTTTCAGGGTTTGCTAACATTTCCACGCATGGAGAGTAAAGCATGGTTTTAATACCTTCTATGTCCTCAATTTCAACTAGCGCATTAACAATTAAAACATTATTTGCTTGTGCCGTAATATCAAACATACTTCCTGTAGCTGTTTCAAGTTCTTCATTTGTTTTCATGAAAACGCCACCATCCGCGGTATCTATTTGTTTAACCTGAATTCTATGAAATAACCAGTGTTCACGACCGCCCAAAGTATTTACCCATGATAAAAAAACAGGGCTTTCCTTACACCCGCTTTCTACTTTTATTCTTTTTATTTCTGTAACTATTGTTCCCATTATTCGTAAATGTATGTATCTTTAAAAAACGGCATTGATATAGGTGTAAATGTTCCAAATACTCCAAACACTTCTTCTGAATAATCTTCCGTCCATTGGATAGGGTTTTTAGTTGTGGCAATTTCCGAAGCCTCTAACCATAAAGATACGCTTTTAACGGCGCTTGTATATGATTGTTTTAACATTAATCTATTCACAAAACCGCGTTCATTCATGTTTGTAAAATCTGCGGTATTAGCAATTTGTACGCCGTTAATATTTCTTGTTATTTCACGTCTTAAAACCTCTTTATTTTCTAATTGATCCGAATAAATGAAACTAATTGAAAACGGATAGCCTACAAAATACGTAGGTTTATCAAACACGCATAGAAATTTAGCTTTATCCGTTCTTGTTGCGTCTAGTGTTGGGTTAAAATCACCCATATTAGCACTGTAAACGTCTTTAATTTGCTTACTAGAATTAGTCCAATAGAAAACATTGTTAGGATTTAGCGAAGTGAATGGAATATTTGCAGTAACTCCATTAAATATTTCCCTCCAAATAATATTAAATTTACCACCATCACCACTTTGTCGCTTGTTAACCACATTGTAAGCGAATTTATTTGGAAATACCGCGTATGTTTGTAACCATTCCTGTACGTTAACCTTTACAACACCCATTTCATTCGATGAAGATTTTGTAAAACCTATGGATTTATAAGTATTTGAATCGTCTACTCCATATATTTCCACCTCAACATAATAACTATTGTAAGCCTCAGTTAAAATAATAACCCCGCCGTTTAATTGAGTGTCTGAAATTCTTTCAACATAAATTATATTAGGGTAATCAATAGTAATGACTTTTGAGGTATATTTTATACCATTAACTATGTAGTTGATATTCATACCATCTTTTAAATCAGTTGGTATTAAGCCTGTAACATATAGATTTGTACATTTTATTGCGGTCCCGTCAAGAATTGATGGTATAGCCTTTAAAACTTGTAAATCTTGACGTTGAAATTCAAATGTAATAGGATGATGAACAGCATTCCATTTACTGGTTTTCGCCTTTACATTAACCTGTGGTAATTTCGTTAGTACTAATGCCATTCGTTACTATGTTGTAAGTTGATACGTAATATTGGTTTGCTAGTAAATTTAACAAATTATTTATTCTTTGAGATGTCAAAATGCTATCAAAAATATTATTTCCACCACCACGTTGCCAAAGTAGTGTTCCGTTAACGTGAATTGATTTAGAAATAGCCCAACTTAATTGGTCCTTTGTAGGTATAACTCCGTTAGCTTTTGCCCTTGGTGAAATTCCTTTCTCATCAATCCACTTACGAATAATTTGCTGTAGCGTAGGGCTTCCTGTTCTTGCATTTTGCGAAGTTGGTTTACGACCATCGATTAAAACTCTAATAAATGGACTTGCTGAAATCGTTAACTTATCTTCGGTATATTCCGACTCAATCGAACTAGCAAACCTTCCGCTAACTTTTTGAAGCTCCGGTATAATCGTGTCGGTAAATTGTTTAAATATTTCTTGATTATTCACAAACACTATCTTCGTTAATCATTCTTAAATTAAACGGCATCATAATACCACTCATGTTGGTATCGAATAAGTTTTGAACTTGTACACATTCACCAACTGTAAATTCAGTCACGTAATCCGTTTTATTATCGAGTAATAATTGAAATTCACGTTGAGCATTTTCAGCTAATAAATACACGCTTTCTTTTTGACTTGCTGAGTCATCCAATTGTGATTTAAACAAGAATAATGCCGTACAAATATAGTTACGTTGATAAGCTCCTGTAGAGGTTACAACTGGTTTATACTTCATAGGCATGTCTAGGTAAACACATGGAAGTAATTGTTCATCTGCCATTACGTTTTGGAAGTCAGATTCAGCGTGTAAAAACGTGTATGTCTTACTATTTGAATTCATTACAGCCACAACATCCGATATTAATTGTCTTATTGTCATTTTTCTTTTAGTATTTCTGAATAGTTTTTCTCAAATTTACTACTTATATTCATTCTAAATAGAATTAAAAATATCAAATTGTAAGGTAATAGCTCAACTTCTCTATGTGTATAGTTATAATCCTTAGCAATTAGGTCAATAGTATTGAAATCTCCTAGTTGATTAAACATATCTATGCCAGCTCTTTTTTGTTCTTCTGTTGTACTAGATTCAAGTGCATTATTGTCACGTTCAACAATTGCGTTTATACTTTCTAATAGGTACAAATAAGCCCCGTAAACGTCTTCTATGTTATCTTGTAATATGATTTGTTCATCTATATCACTATACACGCTTAAAACCTTTGTAGGGTTGTCTAAATTTGTAAAAGCTTGTATTTTCTTTTCAAAGGTACATTCACCAATATCACTCGGTAATTGAACACCATTATAAAAATCTAGTTTTTCTAATGTTTCAAATGGATTCTCCTGTAAAAAACCGATATAAGGAACTATATCATTCAAGTCAATAAATACTTGCTCGTCTATAGTTAAGCCCGTTAAACGTTCGATTACTTCGCTTTCACTAGCATCTTTAAAGAAATCTATATCACTACATTTAATATCCCGCCATGAAGTTGGTATAGTGAAATCTTTTAGTTTAGTCTTAAATTTTATCATTCTCTTATTAATCTACTTCGTGGTGCTTTTGCTTTTGGTTTTAACTCAAAATAATACCTCATCATTATACTATCCCAGTGGTCAGGTGACCGACCTATATTCGCTTTGATTATATCCTTTGAAATTATACCTAGCCTTGTATCTTTGTCAATCTCTTTTTGTTTGACTT